AGTATGATGACCACGAGTCCAATGAGTATGTGGGAGAATGATATTAAAAATATGTAGACAATAGATAAGTATGGGTGAAGCTGCAAAGATTTCTCTCAAAGCTATTGGAAAACAGGATACACACCTACTTTCCAAAGACCCAGAAGATTCATTCTTTAATTATAAGAATGATAAGATACACTCAGATTTCAGGAAGTACCATAGGAGTCGTAAGGTTATTAATCCCGGTGGTATAACAGGTTGGCCATTTGGACAAACTATCAAGGTTCAATTCAATCCTCAAAACATGGGAGACCTTTTGAGCAACATGTGGCTTAGTGTTACAATGCCAGGTATTTCAACACCAAATAATACTAATTATGCCGACCAATTGGGGAGGCATATACTGAAAAGTGTCACGATGGTTGTAGATGAGTTAGAAGTTGAAACAATCCATGATGATTGGGGTATTCTTTATGATGAACTTTACTTAGAAATGTCTGAAAAGGTAGCTAATAGATTTCTTATAAATAGAAACATAGGGTATGATGATTCCACATTGGCAGCATTTAATGACCTTTCACAATATTCTGCAGACCTTATGATTCCTTTACACTTCTTCTTTTCTAGGAAATATGCGAGTGATGAATATTCTTCGAATAAACCAAATCGTCCGTATTTTCCCGTGTGTGCCGTGCATCGCCAGAATATCGAGTTTGTACTCGAATTCCATGAACAAACATTCTTCACGGATACTGGTACTACACTCATACTCGACGAGTTTAAACTCATAACAGAAGAAATCACAGTGTCACCCGAAGAACGTCAATATTTAGCAACTGAGAGACAAACATTCATAACTGATATTGTACGCAAACATCCTAGTATTATAAGTACACCAAATGATACAATGATTCGAAACAATCTTGTCCCCAACATTCCAGTCAAATGTATTCATTGGTTTTTAAGAAACACTAAATTCGAAGATGCAAATGATTCAACTGGTGGTAAATCTATACAAGAAGAAAAGTATTACCAAAACAGATTTAATTTTTCATCTAATGTAAACTTTGATGAATTACAGACATTTTTCTATCCCATAATGGATGAAGCAAGTTTTTACATAAATGGAAACAGATTACCTAATGTTTCTAAAACAAATCACCATTATTACAAATACTTAATTCCATTTAGAAATAGATTAGCAAGGCCTATCAGAAATATATATACGTATAGTTTCTCGATGAATCCGATCAATGTGGAGCCATCGGGGAACTTGGATTTTAGTCAAATAAAATCTGATAAAACATCTATAGAAGTGAAGCTTGATACATCAGCCAGTTCACTTGTAGATACCTCTAGTAATAATTATTCCCTAAACATGTATTACACGGGTTATCAGACCTATGTCTTTGAAAAGGGATTCATGTCACTTGCTTATTAAACAGGGAAGTCTTGTTAGTAGATATGTAGTCTATAATATTATTCTTAATACACCATTTGATGAAGTTCAACTGTGCCAGAGTTGTATGAATTTCATGAGATGTTCCGGGAATAGTATATGGAAACTTTTGTGAACGACAAAATGGGTCGAACAGTTTCTTACTGTACCCATCAAGACTTGATTTGTATGCACAATGCACGGTAAATAGTTTACCGTCATGGGTTGTGTACATCGTGTTGTTTTTTTTCGCATAGTTTGTGATAAACCACTCGAGATTTCGAAGTGATATACCACTGGTTTTATCTAAAATGTTCATTAACTTAGTTCGATTCTTTTCTTCATTGTAAAAATTGTTTATTGATGTTAGTAGAATGGTCGATTTACTCATTACTGAATGAATGGACACAAATCTATAAGTTCGTTTTTATTTTCACACCCCGGACATCCTTTTACAAACATTTGTTCAGGTCCATGGGTATGGGTATTCTTACTAGAAAGTTCTCGTTTTTTTATTTTGTCACCTTTAACTCTATGGAACTTACAATACCCACCCTCGAGAGCTCTAAAGGCACATCGCCGATTGATCCCATCCTTTGCCATTCTCGCACCTTTGCAAATATGATCATTATTTGTATCAGTCAAATCTCTCAATAGCAAGTCTAAGGGAATAGCATGTACTTTTGATATATCTTCGAGTTTCTTATTCAATCTTTCAGTATAATTTTGATTCACTTCTTCATCCACCATCTCGTAAATATGTTCACTGATAGCATCATCAATCATCTCGGGAAGTTGGTCATAAATCAACTTCTTGATATTTTCAATGACAATCTTTGTGATTTTGTTTTTTGCTGTCATGTCTTGTCTTATTACTCTATTGCGTGTAGCTTTTAAATAGGTCTTCAACAGAGTTCTGCTTTTGTCTGAACAGTTTGATCCTATCTCGTAATTCTACCACTTTACCTTCATCGCTGATATTGTTCTTTTGACATTCCTCGATAAGTTGCTCCCTTTTCATGGTACTCAGTGCTGGTCCAGTGACTTTCTTTGGGGGTTTGTATTTTTCTATAATCTCACCAAATATCTCTTGTTTCGTATTTCCAAAGAGAGGATCGAGAAGATCACACACCGGGTTTAGGAACTTATTCACAAAGTAGTAGTGATAATCCACTGGAATGTTGTTCTCTTCTACATACTTGGGGTCTTCTGATTTTTCAAAAGCCTTCGCCCTTGGGTTATCTGTTTTTGTAAGAATATAGGGTACACGGTCTCCAGATTGTGGCTCCGACCCAGGTTTCCGTTGTCTCATCTTGTTTACAACCTGTACATGTGCCTGATTGATATTGATACTTTCGGGGCTAGTGATAGAAACACTCTTCCCACCAACTTTATAACTGTCAGAGAGACCTTGACTTAAAATAAGTTGGTCATTTGAAATTTCACCACCTAGAAGTTCATTAGCGCGTTGCCTCGCCAACTCCATTGGTGGCCCGGTGTCTCCAGAAGTTAGGATTACATCCAATAGTTCCTTACAAACTTCTCTCATGTGGGGTGTATTATCTCTTCGAACAAGTTGAAGACCCTTGACGTCTACATAATCCATGTTCATATTCCCATCCTTCCCCTTTGTCCACAACTTGGCTGCGTACCGTTTCTTCGAATACAAGAAGTACGGCCAATAGACTTTCTCAAGTTCTAGGTTATTTGGCTTTTTGAAAAGAGCACTACATTCTTCCGCCGCCCTCTCACCAATCTCCCAACTATACTCGATAGCTTCTACACCTTTACGGTCCCCTACATCAAACTCGACCATAACGGAATCCGTGTCCCCGTACCTCACCTTTGCACCCGGGAAGTTTGCTTCAACATACGTCTTAGTCTCTTCAATCATACCACGCCCCCTACATGTTGTCGTAGATGCGATTGGAACACACGGGAGAATACCCTTACCTGCACCAGTGAAACCATATACCGAGTTCATTGAAACTTTGTAGGCCAATTGTTTACCGTTGTATACTTCTTTCATAGAACCCGTCGCAGCCGCCATATCTCTCTTAGCTTTTTTACGAAATTGTTTAAGCTCTGCTAGAATCGCTGGTAAGAGACTGGGTACATCTTGTGCAAACTTATACGTTTTATCACCAATGTCGAACGTTTCGTAAGTAATACCAGGGATATTACCGTAGCGTCTTTCATCCATCACATATGTAGAATAACACAAGTTGTGTGCCATCATTATAGATGGATACAGAGCCTCAAAATCAAGGGCTGTAATTGGTGTATAGTACGCACCTTTCTGTGCCTCTAAGACAGTTGCTCCTTCATACTGCTCTTCAGGGAGTGAACCATACTTAATCGTTGGTACCATATACCCCAACTCCCTAGCCTTTTTCGTTAATTGACTAAACACCTTAATTTGCTGCCCTCTTTCAACGAGAAATGATACAGGTACCCAGGTTGCTTTAGCCATCTCTACAAGGTTTAATAAGGTGCACAGCTTTTTCATGAGTTTGTGGGGTAAGAGTGTATCCTTGATACAGTATTCGGCAACATCTCTCAGTTTTACAGGGTCGCCTTCTAGAAAACGAGCAAACATTTCTTTTGGGGTCATGTCAATCTTTTGATCACCCAAATACAATTTTGAAACATTGTTCAGGCTATAGGAATCCAACTTGTACCCTTTTTTCACTTCATGAAATAGGTCGAAAATGAAACGCCCAGCCATGGGTAAAAGCTTCAGATAGTTATCACCCAATGCACTTGAGCTCAACTGTTTCAAAACTAAATGACACTCAGTATCGTTGAGTTTACCAAGCTGATAAAATTCAACTCCACACCCAACCATAGCAGCACGTTTGTAAATATATTCAAGATCAAACCCAAAGATATTCCACCCAGTAATAATATCAATATCTTTCTCATTTACATACTTTTTAAACGCTAGAAGCATTTCTCTTTCAGTATCAAAGCTGATAATATTCGAACCCTCTATGTTTTGGTCAGTTTTTTTAAAACACAAACAAGTTTTGTCGTATGGTTCATCACTCCCAAATTTACATAAGGAAATTGCAATCTGAAAGCATGCATCATCCGGAACATTTGGATCTGGAAATTTACCAGTAGAGCTATTACATTCAATATCAAATGATGCAACCACAAATGGAGCCATATCATCACGTTCGACGGGTTTCAATGTTGACCACTCATTACACCACAGGTCAATGTCAGTCTTAGAAAGATGACACCGAACACAACTATCACCGCTGTCTAACCAACCAGTAGATTGAATCCCAGTTCTATGCATCAATCTCAGGACAGGGTCAATATTAGATTCGTATACATGGTACTTTTGGAATTCCCTATTATACATAAAAATCGAGTTAACCTTTCGTCTATGCTCCAGTGATTTGAAATTCAAATGCATGAAGTGAAATTCCTCGTTATTTTGGAAACCCCAAACATCCTTCTGTGTTGTCAGACTATAACCCGTCACATGGTCTTTCCTCAGCCTGTTGATGTCATCGTATAGACGCTTAACGTCCTGTTGTGTTGTACCCTTTGGAAGTTTTACAAAGAAATATGGATCGAATGTTGTAGTTACACAGACCGACTTACCATTCTCAGTCTTACCGAAAATACTGATTTGATGTTCACCTTCAACATCTCGTGCTTCCCATGTCAGAGCTTGGAACAATACCATATGTATACTATGAGCCAAAATTTTAATATCGTTTATTAATAAATGTCAGCTGCTTTGATTGAACTTGTTTCGGTAGGAGCCCAGGATGTCTACATCACAGGTGATCCCCAAGTCAGCTTCTTCCGTCAAAACTACAAACGTTATACCAACTTCGCCATGAAGCCCGAGCGTATGGATTACATCGGTACCTTCGGTGCTAATAACGAGATTGCTATTCCTATTCGCTCTAAGGGTGACCTCATGAGCTACATCTGGATTGAAGATAGCCTCGTTTCTAACGTACAAGATAACCCAGATGGCCTTTTCTCATCTACAGCAAACAACCCCACTGAGTTTGCGTTGTGGATTGGTGGCCAGAAGGTTTGCCAAATCGATTCCCTCTTTATTCAAGGTGTCCACAACCCCCTCATGCGTGATAGTCAAGCGAAGTCGTCGATGTGTGCCTCGACTGCGACCCTGAAGTCTAACCATGGTGGTGATCATTACATGATTCCTTTCTTCTTTGGTGAAGATTACACTAAGTGCCTACCCCTTGTGGCGCTCCAGTACCACGATGTTGAGATTCGCATCAAGTGCCGTGATGGATACACCCCCGTTGGTACCCCCAAGATTTGGGGTAACTATGTGTATTTAGACACAGATGAGCGTAAGTACTTCACCGACACCGAACATGAGATGCTCATCACCCAAACCCAACACCAACTCGCGACGAAAACGGATACCGATATTGACATCAGTTATTTCAACCACCCCGTCAAGTCGCTCCACCTTGTCTCTGGTAACACCACTGCGGGTGCCGATTGGGACACAGCGTTCAACTTCGATAAGTCTTCCCTTTACATCAACGGTACAGCTCTATTCGAAGAAACTTCGGCCCTGTACCACCACACTGTCGTGCCAGAAATGCACAGCACCGACCTCCCCGATGATGTTCTCGAGGATTTGCCCACTTACACGTGGCCATTCTGTATCAACCTCAGTAAGATGCAGCCCACAGGTACTCTCAACTTCTCTCGTATCGATAATGCCAAACTCACCCTTGTAAACCCCTCAGGTGGTAACGCCCTCCACCGGGTGT